GGGCCGATAAGATGTCGTCTAAACTAGCCATCAGAAGCGCCCATCCGGTTGCAGCCTGTAGCGGATGTTGCCCAACCGCCAAAATGACCCAATGTCATTGCTCTCTATTCTAACAGAAACAAGCCTGCCACGGAAGCGCGGAGTTATGTATGTAATATCCTGTGTCATAGTATACGGGCCATACGCCGTTGGAGTTTGCCCAGCATAATCAGTGACATAAAACGTCATAAGGACGTTGGCGCTCTGGGTGCCGTTATAATAACCCCATTTCATATCAGGCCAAATTTGGTCTACAAACATCAAGATGTCAGCATCAGACATGGCAAAATAACCTGTCTGAAAATATGATGTCATAGGCTGGCCGTCAGCATCAGGGCTGGTTTCATGCTGATAAATAAATGTGGTGGTAGGGTCCGCGCCAATGGGTGGGCCTAGAACGGATTCATTTATCCACGCTGTGCGGCCAAGAACGCCATAATCCCACTGGTTTAAAATGAAGTTAAACTTAATGTAGTTGCTGACTTCACCGTTGCTGGAGTTGGTCGGGAAATACCAACTGATTTCACCAAACCGTGAATTTGCTGCAACGCGGATTTTGTCCAAATTGTTTGTGTCAAGCTCTTGGAAAACCGTGTCCCAAATAGGGCAAGGAATTGGAGTTGGTGCGCCACCATTATATGTAAAGAATTGGCTTTGCCCCATCCAATAAACGCCGCCATTAACCGTGCCAGCAGCCCTGCGCCCAATGAGACCGCAGCCTGTGCCAATCTCGTTGAACTGGTAAACATAGGGAGGCCCGACATACTGCATAGCCCAAAGGCCTAGGTCAGTCCAAATAAGACCCTGTTGAGGACCTTGTAAACATTGAACAATTTTTGAACCTTTGGGAATCCTGTAAGAACCAGCTTGATTGGTTACAGTAGGAGCCCAAGAGTTAAAGTTGTTAACGTCACACCACCGGATCAGAAGAGGGTCAACAATACCGGTCTGTGTGGAACCCCATGCAATGATTTGCCGTTGTGGCATTGCAACAAAGAAGCCGTTATTAACAGATGGAGCTTGCGGAATAACATCAGCCACCACGCTACCAGATGTCGGGTCCCATTGTGTAATTGGACCGTTTTGAGGGCTTGCTATAAGGATTTGACCCCAGTTGTCTAAACACCAATCAGTTGTGTTAATAGGAACGCCCGTCAAATTAGAGTTAATAGCGCCAGTTCCAGTTCCGTATCCGCCCGCACCATACGGGCCAACACCATACCCGCCGCCGCCGTAAGTAGAGCCAATACCACGGTATAAAACATAGTGCAGGTTGCCCGAATTCTCTGAAACGGTTGCAGTGGATGTCGCAAGCGTAGAGCCTTGTATAGTGAAAACACTAGAAGATGACACAGAAGATACTGTGTAATTGCCATAAACTGTAATGCCGCCAACAGTCGTAGCAACCAATGCAGGAAATGTATCCCCAACAAAGTACCCATGATTGTTCAACGTAACTGTAATGGTGTTTGTGCCAGACGCAGATGTATAACTTGGAACAGCGCCGCCCGTAGTTGTGCTTGTGGCATTAACAGGATTACCAAGTACGTCAGTGGCATATATATAAAAGCTATTGGTATTATTGGCATAGCATTGATATTGCCCAAACAACACAAGACCATCCACCGCAACCTGAGTTTGGATGTCAATGGTGTCAACATTCTGAGCGTTTGACCCGGTGATAGTCACCAGAACTTTGTTTGACCCAGATGTTGTTCCAAAACTTACCGAAGCGTCTCCGACAATTTTCTGTGGAGTAATGTCAGATAGACCGCCGTTGGTCGCCACAAGAAGCGCCCCGCCGCCACCAGATATTAACCCGCCAGAAACATAAGTTGTTGTTGTAGTGCTGGAAAATGACACGGAATGGTTAGTGCTGGCAGTAACAGCATAAGTGCCGTTATAAGCGCTAGGGTTTATTCCAGTAACAGTAATATGGAACCCAACCACAAAGGAAAACGGCCCCGTGTAAGTCAAGGTAACAGTTGACCCCGTGCCAGAAGCCCCAGTGACAACTATTGGCGCGTGTCCTTCAGCTCCAATTGCAAGGTATGAATTAGCGTTTGTGTCTTCCCAAGCCCACAGGTTACGGACAACCGAGCCAATGGCGCTGGAAATATACTTCGTCCATCCGCCCAGCTTTTGCACAAGCCCACCCATTGTTCGGTCTGGTATAAACCGAATGAGCTGACTTTCTGAAATGGCGGCTTCATTAAGGGCGGGGGTTTTGTTGGTATCCACGCCCGGGAGAATTTTAAGACTTGCGTGAGGCATTTGTTACCTCGTCGGAGTTGCGACAGGTGAAGTCCCATGTGAAGACCAAGCAGACGCTTGGAACTTCTTGCGGTATTCTTCCATCATAGCGCCCTGCAACAGCGTCTTGTACTGGCTTTCATATGACACAGCCATTTGCGGGTCATCATTGGCGCGGCCAAAGTTACGCTGGTAAGCAGACACATAAATCATGGATGCCATGATAAGTAGATCAGGCAAATACAAGCTAATGAATGTTGTCAGGTTTGTAGCTGACAAACTTGCTGGCCTAAACGTGCCAGTAACCGTTGCTGTATAAGAAGCATTTGGGTACGGATAAATGTAAATATTGTAATCCGTGACCTCATTAGCTGCACCACCAGTAATAAAGAAATACTGCGGTGTTGCTGTGTATGTGTTGTTGCCATACACATTATTGGCAAAATCACGAGTAATTGGCAAAAGCGGGTAAGTATTGCCTGATGTATCAGCCAAAACAACATTTTGTACTGTAACTAAACTTGCAGCAGGAACGTCAATATTGTTACCCGAAATGGTGTAAGAGTTTGTTGTTTGTGTAACTAAAAGGTCCAAATCCCGATAAATGCGGTTCTCGGCATAGGTAATCATCTGCGGGAGAATGGCAAGAAAAGCCGTATTGGTCGGCTCAACAACAGCCATTGTGGAGATTTGCCCCACATAACTTGTTGTACCGGCTACTGACCCATCGTAAGACAATCCTACTGTCATTGCTATTGCCTTAACTTGTTGCCTTTGCTGCGATTTTCAAACCGTGAAATCACTTGCAAATTCCACGGAACATGAAGGCCCCTAAAACCATCCCCCAGTAGGGGATGTATATGGTCCACCTCATAAACTATACCATTCTGCATAGTTTTTGCCAATGCAATGTCATAAAATTCTTGAATTTGCGCCTTTTGAATGGCTGACAACCAAGAAGGTGTTGCTTGTAACTTTTTGGCTCTATATTGAGCCAACCTTGAATTAACTTTTGGCCTATTATTTTTTGCATAATTTTTAGCAATATTTTTTATTTTCTCAGGGTTTTTGGCTTTATATTCTTTCTGTTTTGAAAAATTTTGTTCTTTTTTAACACCATGTCGTTCTAAAGAATCTTTATTCATGCAAGGTTTGCAAACGCCGCGCACACCCAAAATATACCGTTTATCGGAATAAAAATTACTTAATTCCAAGTTTTTTTGGCATTTTGAGCATATTTTATACAATTGCAAACCTTCCGTAATTGTTTGCCAATTTTACATCATAATGGTTCTGTGCATAGCCCGGTCCATTGTAGCCTTTGGCAAAACCTACCCAATCTTTGTCTTTTAACTTTTGCAAAAGACCATTGGAGCGGATGAAAGATGCCATCTGTGTCAACTGATCTTTCTCTGAATTACATGCAGCCTCAACCATTTCCCGAACCGAATCACACCCTGCGGCAAGAAAGTTGTTGCCCATAATTTGGCCCAGACCCCATGACACGGAGCGCAAAGCTGCGTCCTCGTCTATAGCACAAGCGGCTGTAATTTCTGCGTAGACCGCATCAGAGCCTTTTGGGTAAGGCTTCTCTCCCCACTTAGGGTAAGCTAAACCTTGGTCAACCGCTTGAGATTGTTTCTCAGGTAAAGCAGAAAGAAACTTGTAAAAGTAATGCCTCTCAAATAACGCCTTGGGACGATTTGCATGGTCAAACCCCGATCCGCCTGTTTCCACTGCCAAAACAGCCCGTAAAGCAGCCTCTTCTACGCCGAGGTCTGCCGATACTGACGAAATGTCATCATCACTTAGTTTTAAAGCCGCGCCAACAAAGTTCATTTCTTTTCCCCCAGCATTGGATTGCTGCTGCCAAACCAGAAGGACAGCACAAGCATTAACGCGCCATCCAACGTGCCAAGAACACGCGCAATCAGTTCCCGCATTGACGGGTCAATAATGTGCGTAAACAAGTAATACTGAATGATTGCCCAGCACACTACCGTAACGTATGACAGCACGGATGGCGTGTAAGAATGTGTATTTGCCGCCATGTCACGAGCAGAAGCCCTGTCGTCAGCGGCAATTTTTACCAAGTCAATGTCCAGTTTTTTCATCTGGACCTTGAAATCAGCGTCAATCTTCTTTAGCGCCGTAATCTGGTCAGGTGTGGCATTAGCCAAGGCATTTGTAATGTCGTCCTCTGAACCACCATCATGTCCCAAGAGGGCGGAGCTAAGGGCTTTGACAGCCATCCCGGCGACTGGTCCGCCCAATGCGCTGGCTATGGTTGGCGCGACATTTTCAATGAGTTTTCCAAAAATACCAAGGTTCATCAGTTAATTCTTTCTAAAAACATAGCTCCAACAAGCAGCATGACTGCCAAGGTTGCCATTACTATCATAAAAACAACCCCTGCTTCTTTTAACTCTTCAGCGCGTTCAGCTTGAGCTTTCTTATCTTCCCAGCGCTGTTTTTCAATTTCCTTGCGGATGTTAATCACTTCCTTTTGCACCTGATCCCAAGCTGCCAAACCGTACTGGCCGACAAACATGTTCTTGGCGCGTAAAGCTAAATCTTGTGCTTCTGCCTTGGCTGCATAACGCTCCATGGCAATTTGCTCTGCTGACTTTTTACTAAAAACGCTAATGCGTGGCGTTTCAGCAGATATATGGGTTAACTTGGCAACACTTCCCCAAAGGTCGGATAAGTCCGCTGCCATGGACTGAATTTCTTTGCCAGCCGCAATACCAGCCTGCAACGCGCCATAAGCAGCCTGAGCCGCCGCAAGGATGGTTAAAGGGTCCACGGCCTACTTATCCATTTTGTTTTCTAGGCGGTCAAAAATCTTTCCCAGCATATCCTCTATGCGTTTTAAGGAGTCATTAAACTCATTCTTTTGAACGTATTGTGTCGGGAGCATGACTTCAACGTCATGTATGTCTTTTTGCAGGGCTTTAACAGCTCCCCATAGCTCTCTCATGAACCAGCCAATAGCTGCTACTACTGCCCAAATGCCCATCTCAAGCAGGGAATGGAACTGTTCCATTTTATGTCGCCTCTACGTCCGCGTTGCCATTTCCCCCGCCAGCATAATATACCAAATTACCCTGCAAACGCAAATCATTGGGGTTCATTTCTAAAGCAATTTTACCATGCTCCAGCGCAATATCCTTCAGTCCAAGATGATATGCAGAAATGGCAGCATAATCATGTATTTGAAACCCCCAAACCTCTGGGTCTACCGTATAAACCATCAGGCGGTCTTTAATGCTTAGGCACCGCATGGAATAGGCAAAACACTCGTGCCACCTCTGCTGACGGTACATAAGAGCAGCAAGCTCAAACCACGGCTCCCGTGTGTTGGGGGCCTCTGAAGCAGAGTTAAAAAATGCTTTTTCCGCATTTTTAGAGTCAAACATTTCATTATAGCACCGTCCCATGACACGGTACGCATAGCACCGTTCATTCTCCCAAGTTGCCTCTGGCATAGCTAAATACTTTTTACATGCCTCAACCGAATCATTCCACCGGTAGTTAAATGAAAGTTCCCGTGCATAGTAGAACGCATTTCTGGGGCAGCGCGGGTCTTCTTTAACGGACAGCTCCAGCAGGTCCATATACTGGCCACGGGATTTTGTCGGGTCTGGCTTATGGACTGCCAATAGCATGTCAGTCTGCGCCCAAACTTCTGTAATGCGCCCGTCATGAATAGGGTACTCATGGCACGGATGATGCCACATATATCCGTGGCGAGCGTGGATTTTTTCATAGTAGAACGCAATACCCGCCCCCCAGTCAAACATATACCTCAACCGGGTTGTGTCGCCCGTCCACACACGCTCTATCTCTTCACGCCAGCCGGGTTGCAAAAGCTCGTCAATGTCCAGTGAAATACAGACATCAATGTCACGGGGAACCAGTGCCAACGCGGCATTACGCGCCAGATCAAACCGCCATGGGGTAATGCAGATGTCATGGACAACCGCGCCATGGACCCGCGCTACATCAGGCAACCCATCAGTGGACCCCGTATCTGCAATCAGGATCAGATCAGCTTCTTTGGCGGATTCACAGAACCGTGGCACAAAATGCGCTTCATTCTTGCTGATAGCGTAAACGCAAATCTTTAGTTTCACATCATGAGGAGTGTACACAAAAACGCCAATGTCGCCATCAACAGTATACCACTTAGGACTAGGAAAAAATAACAAAGCATCATCAATAGTCCAGTTGTCCGTGACATGACGCTCATAAGGATTTCCATCATATTCTTCCTGAGGGTAATAACCTATTGGTAGGCTTATAATAACTGTTTCACAGCAAGCTAAAAGTTTGTTAAATAAAGCATTAGCTTCCTGAACATTCATGTGTTCAAGCACATCGCCGAGAAAACCGACATCATACTTTTGGCTAGGTGTCCATTCCCGCGCATCCACATTGTGCAGCGTAGAATATAGGTTTCTTAGGCTATACTCTTCAATGTACGGACCCCATATTTCCACACCTGTCCATTCCAGATGAGGAAACATCTTGGCATAAGTACCCGCGCCACACCCAATATCCAGTGCGGTTTTAGGTTTAATCTTGTTGACAATACGCTTTATGTGGCCTTTGCCACAATCTGAACTAAACGGCATAAGTTCCCCCCCCTTGATGCCTAATGATTATTCATACAAAATGTTAATGCTACCAGCGTCAAATGTGTCTGTGCCGTTAGCAGTGGTAATGACGACTCGGTCTAACGCGCCAGAAAGTGCGGGAGAAACGCCGCCGCCATTAAACCCATAATAAGAACCAGAAACAACATCACCTAAAGAGGTTGACGAAACCCACGTGTTACTTCCAAACAATGTCAAAACCATACTTCCATACGCCAAACTTGCGGCGTTTCCAATTCCTATTACAAAACCGGATGTTGAGTTAACTGAGCCAGCCGTTGAACCTGTTCCCACATATCCACTTACTGAAGAATAACCAGAATTTGATACAGACCCAGATCCAATTTGAACCAACCAAGAGCTAGTACCGCTGGTAGAAACCCCATTAAACATAACAGTAATGCGTTTCACCCAAGATGGTATACTTGTAAACGTAATGCTCGTACCGCTGGTAGATGCTTGAGACGTACCAGAAACAATAGGGTAAAGAGTCCCTGTAGAAGCAGCAATGGTGCTGGACCCCGTAATAGTTCCTGCAAAAGTAGCATTACCTGTATGCGTACTTGTACCATTCACAGTCAGGTTATTACCAACCGTGACGTTACCGCTGGCGTCCAAAGCAAGATTGTTTGTTGCTGAGGCCGAGTCTTTTACGACACTTGCCTGTAATGTGCCTGACATGAGAGACTCCTGTTATTCGTACTGAATGTTGATGACACCAGCGTCAAATGTGTCTGTACCGTTGACTGTTGTGATAACAACACGGTCTAACGCGCCCGCCAAAGCTGGTGAATTTCCGCCACTTACTCTGAGCGCTCCTGCATTATTTAAATTCCCAGACGAAACCCATGTATTACTTCCAAGTAAACATAGAACAACATTCCCACTTATGACATCTGTCGCGCTTACGCTGGTATAAATTAGAAAACCGCTTGTTGCTGAATTATATGTTGTTCCAATAGAAGCGCCCCCGGTGTAGCCGCTACTGGTTACGGAACCAGACCCAATTTGTATTTGAAGATTGGATGTGCCGCTAGTACTAACGCCGCTAAACATTACGGTAATACGCTTTACCCAAGACGGAATGCCAGTAAATGTAATACTTGTGCCGCTGGTGCTATTCTGCGCTGTGCCTTGCACGAGCATCAAATTACCAGCCGTGCCAGTCAGAATACCAGCCGTAGAAAGCTGCATTTGCTGTGTGCCATTGGTATAAAATGACAGCGGCAAATAAGTGCCGGTGCCGTTAATACCTGACACAAGCTGGACATCCGTACTACCGTTGGTAGCAATCAGGATCTTGCTGGCATTGGTCGGGTCAGCAGCATTAGTTGCTTGCCAAGATGCAGCAGTGCTTGTGCCGTTTGGCAAAGCATAAATACCAGTTGAACCATTGGTCGTGCTGGTTTGGAAGCTGTTGCGGCTTGCCACAGTGGCATTAGTAAAGTCACCAAGAATCTTAGACCCCGTGCCAGTGATTGTTTCACCGGGGGTTGTGATACCTGCTGATCCGTCAATGGTAACAGTCATTGCCTTAACCCTTTACTATGTTCACCAGCCGAGTGTTCGGTTCCAGTGCTACAAACGCATGGTACTGTCCGACTTCCCAGTCAAGAATTGTACCAGAAGATGCTTCAGTTTCCCAGCCGTCACCCATTGCCTTTACAGATCCACGGGCGACAATGGAAATGTGGATGTCACTTTCGCCGTGATTATGACGCGGCAACTCATCCCCTACATTTTCAAAGTCGTAAATGGTTCCGGTCAGTTTACCAATGGCAAGAGGACGATCAAGCAACGACATTAGGCCCGCCTGTTCCTGTGACAGTTGTTGTCGGAGTCTGAGCAGGTGCTAACGGAGGGGTTGGGATTGCAATGCAAGCGTTCCCATTCCAATAGAATTTGTCCTGAACAACATCATCCGCGCAGGAAGTCCAAAACAATGGATCTGCTACAGGAAATGTTGAACCTTCGGGTTCCACTTGGGCAACACGCTCGCCAAGGTATGCCCCATCATAGCTGTAGACAGGTTCATTAGGAGATATAAGAGCTTTTTTCATATTCCACCTCAGTATTCAATAATAACAACGCCAGCGGCTCCAGCAGAACCAGCAGAACCACCACCGCCGTTCACGCCGCCGTTTCCGCCGCCGCCGCCGCCGCCATAAACTCCGCCTGCGCCGCTACCGCCGCCAGAACCAAACATAGAATTACCACCGGTTCCGCCCGTAGCTACTGGAGAACTGACAGTTAAACCAGCGCCGCCAGATGATCCGTTTCCGCCTTTGGTATTTAAAGTTCCCCCAGAGCCTAATCCACCGGCATCACCTGCTCCGGGTGCTGTACTAGAGCCAGAAGCACCTGCACTACCGCCAGTTGCGCTTATGGTTGTAATGGTTTGTGTGCCTGACGAAACACTAGATGTCCCACCTGCGGCACCAACTGTATAAGAAAGGGTATTTGCAGGAGTTAGACCTGTAAAATATTTAATAGCAGCGCCACCCGCACCACCGCCGCCGCCAGCTCCACCTTGTGAGCTGCAACCGGTTGCTTGAGCGCCTGCCCCACCACTGTTACCACCTCCAACAACGGTAATTTTACAAGCTGTAATACCCGCAGGAATGGTCCAAGTGCTTGTGCCAGAGGTAAAAACAACCATGTTGTTAAAACCAACTGGCCCGGTAGAAGTTGCAGCAATACTGATGGACCCAGCACCGTTAGTGACAGTAATACCCGTGCCAGCAGTAATTGTAGCCGCGGTATAATCAGTGCCATTACCAATCGGTATCTGCCCGTTTGTTGGGGCGGTTGTGGAATTTTGTGACACAAGCAAGCCATTGCTGGCGGGTAAAGTCAGCGTGTTGTTGGCCGCTGTAGCTGCTGCCTGAATTTGGGCATACCCAGATGTGGACCCATTTAATTTAATAGGCATTATACAATGCTCCACGTTGAACCGGCTGGGACTGTGACAGTCACGCCAGAGTTTACAGTAACCGGGCCAAATGTGCCACTGTTATATCCGCTCGGGATACTATAATTTGTGGTTACAGTTTGGCCGTTATTCCAGAAAATTGTGTCAGTGCCACCACCGGTTGCACCCCCAGCAGGACCAGTTGACCCCGTAGGACCAGTTGGACCGGTAGGACCTGCAACAGAAGAAGCCGCGCCAGTCGGGCCTGTGGGCCCGGTCGGACCAGTCGGGCCTGCAACAGATGATGCAGCACCGGTAGGACCAGTCGGGCCTGTTGGTCCAGTTGGACCGGCAACCGTTGACGCTGCACCAGTGGCACCAGTTGGCCCAGTAGGACCTGTTGGGCCTTGGTTACCTTGCGGTCCTTGCGCCCCAGTTGGGCCACTGATACCAGTTGGGCCTGTTGGGCCAATTGTTCCAGCCGTTCCTTGAGAACCCGTGGGGCCGGTTGGACCAGCAATGCCATCCGTTCCTGTTGGTCCCGTTGGGCCATTGGGACCTTGAGAGCCAGCTATGCCTGTTGGACCCGTTGGGCCTGCAACGCCGGCTGTGCCGGTAGGACCTGTTGGGCCTACAATCCCTTGAATGCCTTGAGTTCCAGTCGGACCTGTCGGGCCCGTAGGCCCCGTTGGCCCGGTAGGGCCGCCCGCACCTGTTTGGCCCGTGAACCCTGTAGGGCCTGTTGGACCAGCTACACCAATGCTACCAGTTGGCCCCGTTGGGCCTGTTGGCCCGGGAGCTGTAGAAGCCGCGCCAGTAGGACCGAACGGGCCAGTAGGACCTGTCGCGCCGACACTATTGGGACCGGTAGGACCTTGAATACCTGTTGGTCCGGTAGGCCCAATGACACTTGCGCCCGTAGGACCAGTAGGGCCTGTGACACCTGCCATACCGCTATTACCTGTCGGGCCAGTTGGACCGCCATTACCTACAGGTCCGGTTGGCCCCGTTGGCCCAGTGGGTCCAGTAGGCCCAAGCCCGCCTGCACTCCCGGGAGGGCCGGTAGGACCAATGTTTAGTTGGGCAATCTGTAAAGCCGTGGCGCGTTTGGTCGTATTGTCCTGAACCAAAGGGACAAGTTCATTGCCTGAGAGTGCAACCGCTGACGGTAAATTGGAAATGGGGGTATTAGACATTCTGCACTACCCAAGATTGTGTGGCCTCATCCCATATATACAATTTCCCGTCTGTTGGATAGGGGACAGGAGGTTCCCATTGACATGAATTGGTATTTAATAACCAGCTAGGGAAAGGTTTAGGCGGGATAAAAGCGTCTAAATTAGCATCATAAGTATACCCTAAAGATGCTAAATTTTTGCGAAAATTTCTATTATAGGATGTTTGTTTCCAATTGGTATATCCGCCAGACCAATTTGTTAAAAATGCCACGCCAACAGGTTCACTATCGGGAAATGGCAAATTGTTAATGACACTGTTGTCAACGGCGTTAACGTCAATAACTACGTTGCTATCATTAAGTTTTGCAAAGTTTGCCATTTTTACACCTTAAAATGTAATTGTTCCATTGCCAGTGAATTTATAAATATAATCACCAGTTCCACCGGCGTTTGCCCTTAACAAAGTTGGAGACCCTGTTGTAGAAGAAGCGGCAGCGGCTGACCGAACAATTACTACACCTGTACCGCCAGCCCCACTGGTTCCAAGCGTGTTGCTTTGTCCAGATAAACCGCCGCCCCCGCCTCCAAGATATTGAACCCCGGGGCGACCAGAACGGTCATATGGGGTGGTATTAGAGGAATAACCAGCAGCACCGCCGCCGCCAGTACCACCTGAGTTAACGGTTGGGCTGGAACCCATATAACCG